AGCACGATTTTTCTAGGTGCAGTGCTGCGCGTTGCTGGTGCAACAACATTTGCTTTTGGCGAGCGCTGAGATGTTTGTGCATCAGCGGATTCCTCAGAGGCAAACCTCTCTGGGAATACTTGGCGAATCCTGCCGTTGAGCTTCCGGTAATACTCATCCGACTTAGGATCAATTCCATCCTCTACGACCAGCTTCTCATGCAACGCAAGCGCATAGCCGGTCATTTCACGGTCTTTCCCAAACCAGCCATTCCGGGCTTGCCAGTCGGCTGCTTTAGGATCAACCGCGTTTGCTTGCGCGATTTGTTGAGTTTGTACAGCAGATTTATCTTCTTGTAAAGGGGCGGGTTTAAAATTATTTACTCGCTCCGATTTGATCTTGGCAGAGGTTAGTTTGTCCTGCGCTGCAACCAAAGCATCTGAGTCTCCAGCCTCATAAGCATTCTTGTACTCTCTCTTAGCCTCTTCTACCTCTGCTGAAACAGTCCGTTTGGCCTGCTCTAATAGGGCTTCTTGACTAGTACTAAGCGTACCTTTAAGCTTTTTATTTTCTTCAATAATAGACTGCGCTAGACGCAAAGCTTCGTCTTTCTCACGATATGCTGCTTCTTTGGCTCGTCTTTCATCGTGATACCCGCGACCTAATTTAGATAGTCGCTCCTTGAGTTTGACATCAGTATATTTGTCAAGTTCCTCATCGGTGACTTCTTCAGGTGGTGTATCTAGTGGTTCACCACGGTTTCTGTCTGCCGGTGGCGTATCGTCAACAATCTCAATGTCAAACTCGTCATCTTTAGACTTTAGAGAGGAATTAGCCTTTTTTTCGGCTTCTTCTATCTCATCAGGGAAGTGATATTCTGTTTTTTCAAAATTAGCCATGATTTCTCCTTAAGGGCGTTGAATACCGCGAGGGTCTTGGACAACCGCTTGGATAGAGTCATCATTGATCAAACGCCACTCTGTACCATGTATTTTCATACGGGTGCCAGTATTTGGGCGGGTGATAATGAAATCTCCAACCTTGCATGAAGGCCCGGAGGGAAACCGCTTTTCATCTTTAAATGCATCTGGGCCCATTTTCGCTACAAACAACACGGGGGAAAGAAGCTCCTCGTGATGCATAGAAGTAGCGGATTTAAGGATACCGGATTCACTAAATTCTTCTTCTGCTTTGGGAAGCATGCAAAGAACATGAAAAGTAGCAGGATCAGGAACCTGCTTGGCTTTCTCTTCAGCCGTCGCGGGAAGTACAGTGGCTGTGGCACCGTCTTGGCTTACGAGTATTTCACTCATCGTTTAGTCTTTCTATACGTTGTTTGAGGTCTTGAAGGTTGTAATTGGCATGGTCAAGACCTCTAATAACCCCTACCAATTCCCGATACTCTGCGTAGTCTTTGACTCCGCCAGTAGCAAGTTTGTCTATCGCCTGTTGGCGAAATTCGTCATTCTGCTTCTTGAGCAGTTCTATCTCATTCATCTAACACCTCCCGGTTTCGGTTGTGGTTTAACGATGTTCTTAACCATGTCAGCCTTAAGCTTCTGTGTAGTCTGACGCTCTTGTGAGGTCACACGTTGCTGCTCTTTCTGCATGTCCATCATGATGCGTTGAGCCTCAAGCTTGAGTTTCTCTTGAGCCAACTGGATATCAGCTTGAGTCTTCTGCGCACGGGTCTGTGCTTCTTGTGCCTTGATCTGAAGTTCAGCCTGCTGCATCTGGATGAGGGGATCCTGCTGCATCTGCTGATTCTTCTTGTCCTGCATCTGCGCCATGTTCTGCTGGAGCAACTGCACTGATGCCTGCGCCACAAGCTGAGACAACTGAACTTCAACTTCTTCAGGAAGTTTCTCGTTGGGTGGTGGGAGGGGTACGCCCAACTGTTCTTCAATTTTGCGGCGATACGCAAACGCCAAGTGTTCAGCAATGTGAGCCATGATTGCCCCCATCATCTGCTGAGCCGCAGGATTCTGACCCATCGTCTGCATAATCATCGGATCCTGCATAAACGTTGTATGAGCCGCAATGTGTGCGTCTTGATCCTGATAGATAAACGCCTTCGTAGGCTCTCCTCGCAAGAACGCCATGTTCTCACTGATCGGATCACGCGGTGTCATGTCGTCATCAATCGGCACAAGCTTCTCAGCATTTTTCACACCCAGCACTTCAATCATTTGCCTATGCAAAATTGGAAGGTCGTAAATCTGAGGTGCTTGAGCCGCCAACTGCATCACAGCCTGATACTGCATGATGCGTTGAGCCATTGTCGAGCTGTTGGGATCACTGACAGGTATAACTTCAACCATGTCGTAATCGGCCTGCATCGCCTCTGGATTACCTGCTACTGGGTCGTAGTCGTAGCTTGCGGGCGCGTGATCTCTAATGATGTTCTTAAGGAGTTTGAACTCCTCTTTCATCGAGTTGTGAACACGGGCTTGCACCGCACCCATGATCTTAAGCTGCCGCTCTAAGAGAGCAAGCGTAGTGCCCACAGGAGCCTGCGCACTCATGTCACTGACCTTCATGTCAGCAATAGAGCCAAGGCGACGGCCTTCTTCTGTGATCTGGTTCAGCAGTGCTGCCAATACCTGTGACGGCTCCTTGTATGGGAGCATCATAATGTTGTCTTTGATTGAGCCGCTTGGTACGTCTACGTCTCTAAATTCGCCCGGTGCAATCGGTGTATCGTCACCCTTAACACGCAGACCGCGAGACTTCATGCCTCCCGGTAAATTACTAAGAGTACCTGCATCAATAAGTTGCCTGATAAGAGAAGTGCCAGCGCGAGCGTAACCACCAATAATATGAATGAGACCCATGCCGTAAGCTCCAAAGCCCGGTACGTAATCGTACTGAACCAAGTGCTGACGTTTCGCATAAGTCTCATCATCCTCTTCCCAGTTACGGTAGATAGCTAAAACTTTATTTGTGCCGCGATCAATTGCAATGATGTAAGGCAGAGCAATGTCATCTTCCTGCTCATAACCTTTCAAGTTCCAATCAACTTGAATCTCAGCAATCTGATAGCGGTCATCCTCATTGACTGAATAGCCTTGTTCTTCAGCCTTTTTCTTCTCGACATCAGTATGAATCTGAACAGGCTCGCCCAAATCAACATCACGATAAAAACCATTGACCTGTAGCTTTTTTACATCATTCTTTGTCTTACGCATCAAGTGCGTTACACGCTCAGCAGTTCTTGCTCCGCTTGAGCCATAGGGGATGATCACATCTTCAGCGGGTACAAACAGAGAGACCTGCCTTCTCAGACCCGGGTCGTAATAAACTTTCTTAAAGGCCGAGCCAGCAAGCCCCAAGTTAAACAGCATGCGTTCATGCTCTGGTCTGTACTCGGGCATTTGCTCAGTGAGGCGATAGTTCATATCCTCCCGAACCCGGTTTGCCGCCTCTTCTTTAAGACGATCAATTGCGCCGATAATTTCCGTTTTGACGGGGCCTTGCGCTGGAAAAGTTTCAGTAATAGTCTCACTTTGAAACCTAATTGCCGCTTCGGTAAGCACGGTGGAAAAGACACCACACGCACCGTTCCAAGGTTCCGTTCTTTCCTCATATTTCATCCCCAATACTTCAAGACCTTTGACGTAAGTCTCAGTCCAATCTTTACGAGAGTTAATGTCGGCATCGACATACTCCATGAGTTCAGACGCAAGAGCACCCAACTCACTGTCGTCCATTTCTTCAGCCAAGTTCTTACTAAAGTCATCACTGACTTCCTTGCCCGGCTCAATTGTGATCTCCATAGAGCCATCAGCCAGAGTTACCGAGTCAGGGTTCTCAATCTCAATCTCAAGTGCAGGCTCTCCCATGTCCATCAAATCTGGAAGTCCGCCGTCAGCGGGGTAAAGAGCTTTGTCAATGTTGCTGGTAGCCATATCTGTCCTCAGTAGTACGCCGCTGTTCTACGGCGAAAGTATTTAATTTCTTCAGGCTCATCAGTCGGCAACCGTATGAACCCGCCTTGTCTAAACCGCATTAACGCCTGAGTTGTTGAGTCAACCAAGTCATCATTAGTGCCAGATGGAAAGTCATTGCATTCCTCAATAACTTCTTTTGCCCATCTCCGGTCAGGTGCCCATACTATGCCAGACGCTAATAGATCTGACACAGCATTCACACGCGATATTTTGTCCTGTCCTTTGCCCGGAGTAAACTCCCCCACGGGAACACCCATGCGACGAAGCTCCTGATAAAGCGCTGCTCCGTTAGATTTCTTCTCCACAACAAACGCATCAGGCTCCCATTCCTTGTACTCGTCAAGCACAAGCTTCTTCAAATCTGGAAACTCCATCCTCTTCTTGATCGCATTAAGTAAGATGATGTTGTAGTTGTTTGTCTCTTCGTTGAAGAACACACCCCACGTAGTCAGTGCGTTGTAGTCAGCCCTGTTATTGGTCTCTTGAGCCGCGTCAAGACTCATGATGGTGAACTCGCAGTTGGGCGGATCATCCTTCTCCCATATCTGCCACCATTCTCTCTTTAGTAAAGCGCCTTCTTCCGAGACAGGATTCTGCATGTACTGGGCCTGCCAGTAGCGGGGATCCATACCTGCTTTTTTACCCAGTAGTTCTTCCAACGACCAGAAGTCCCCCCACAGAGGTTTCTCATTGAGGATGGCAGGAAACTCGACAATCTCCCACTGATCTACATCTTCCTCTTTGCCCATCTGGTTGACAATCATCCCTGTCAAGTCCAGCTTACTCCATCGTGTCATCACGATAATGATAGAGCCACCCGGCATAAGACGCTGGAGAGGGCCAGACTGAAACCACTCCCAAGCAGGAAGGAAAACGTCCGGTCTCCCAGTCTTAGCATCTTGTTCCGAGTGAGGGTCGTCAATAATAAATAGATCAGCGCCACGACCAGCAAGAGCACCTCCGACACCAATAGCAAAGTATTCTCCTTGGAAATTAGTGCCCCAACGGGACGCGGATTTGGAATCTGACTGCAATTCGACCTGCGGAAAGATGTCTTTATAGGGGTCAGAACCCACCAAATTACGTACTCTACGGCCAAAATTGACCGCCAAATCCGCTGTGTGGGAGGCCATAATGACCTTTTTATGAGGGTATTTACCTAGAAACCATGCAGGTGCGAGGTAAGAAATCATCTCAGACTTGCCATGACGGGGGGCAATATTCACAATAACCCGTCTTTTCTTGCCATTTGCGATGTCTTCAAAGATTTTGGCCAGTCTTCTGTGGTGTGGGCCTACTTTATAGCCCGGATATACGTGGTCAATGAAGGTTAGGAAGTCGTTTTTACCCACATCTTGCACAGATTCACTGTCGTAAATCTTCAAAAGCTCTAAATTACGACGTTTATCCTCTTCCGCCATGAATGGCAGGGCATCTCGGATAAGTTTTAGCTGTTCAGGCGTGATTTTCATCGTTTACAACTCTAGCGTGAACGTCAACCGTGCGTTTTTCCAGTCTTTGCAGTGTCGCAAGCAACTCACTCTCCACTTCTTCAAGTGATTGGTGCTTGATTGTGAGTTCTGAGCGCTTCTTAAATGCATCAACGCCATCAACTTCTCCCAAAGCCTTCACCGCAGCTAATCTGTACTTAGGATCTGGGTTGTCAGTCTCTTGTAAGAGTTTGTTCACGACGTACTTTTTCAAATCTGCTAGTTCCCGCACGACCATATAGTCATACTGAGCCACCATGCCTGCTAAATAGGCAATCGTCGCATTGGGATACTGCGCCAGATTCATGTCTGTCTTGTTCGCAATGACCTGTTCGGCTAATTGCATAGCCTGACCACGGTGTTCTTGTGTTGGGGCAAGTGGTTCCCCTGTTATGTCCGACAACATCTTGGCTGTTCTAGCCATCATGTCTAACTCTTCCTTTGGGGAAAGCTCGGGCATAGCCTCAGTAGCCGAGGCTGGCAATGGTACGTTCTCTTCAACGTCTGGTATGTTTTCTAGCATAGGAGGAAAGTGGCACTCCGTTAAATGGTGTTGGGTTGGCTGCTCGTCCGCAAGCTTAAAAGCCATTGCACAGTTACCCCAACGGGAATAAATATACCACATATTTGTAAAGGGTGGTAGGAATCCTATAGGGGGGTGTTTTCCGTAAAAACTTGACAGGCAACAGTGCGTAGAAAAGGAAGGGGTGGGGGGTGTTAAACAGTCAGTAAGTGTCGGTAGATATTGATAAGTACCGACGTTTTCGTATTTTGTGTGGTGATTTGTGCAAGTCTTAGTGTATAGGACGCGATGGAACCAGCTCGCAAGATTGGGGGGGCCGGTATAGGTGGGGTCAAGCCGTCAGGATTTGCAAATGCCGTACCCCATCAGCTATAACTATATCAATGCAGAGCAATAGTGCAATGCAGATTAGGAGAATCAAATGATCAAATCATTATGGGTTTGGTTGACTCACTACAAAGTGATCATCCAGTGGGACGACAAGACATTCGTGCATTACGCATACACGATGAACGAGGCGCTCAGTTGGGCGGCTCAGTACAAGCTGACGCACACTGTAGTGCTGATCGGCATCAGAGGCAAACTAGTCGCGGCTCGCGGCGAGTGGTAACGCGAGGGGCTTCGGCCCCTCTTCTTTAACTTAGGAGAATGACATGAAAACATTAGGTGAAGTTTTGCGTGACAAGATCAACGCATCGATTGAAAAGCGCCAGCAACTTGAGCGTGACTTCTGGACAGTCTGCCTGGATGTGTACGCAACGCGCCCTGCTTGGATCGACATCTCAGGATGGTCTGACGCTAAGCTGATCAGCGAGACTAAAGCAATGGGTGATCCAAGCTGTGACATCCATCAATTGTTAAACAAACACGAACAACTTAACTACGGAGATTGATATGAGAGTAACAAACGAAGCTTTGCGCACTGTGCGTCAGCATGGTGTAGAGCACACGTTGTGGTGCCTGAGCCTAAAATCTGATGAAGTAGTGCGGTTACGTGAGAGTGACCCTGATACATATGAACAAGTGAAGCGGGTGCGCAACGCAATGAACCGACAACTTGCAATCAACACGCGCAACGTTAGTCGTGAGGAGTAACGAGAGGAGGCTTCGGCCTCCCTTTTTTTGTGCCCGTGGAATTGATACCAGTTATTTGTCGCCGCGCGAAGGCGTGTGCGTGCCAAGCCGCTAGGTTATAAATTCACCTATCCGTGAAAACTTGCTTATCGGATAGAAAATCGGGCATATATAAAGTGTCAGGACAGCAATTCGGTTGATCTGACATTTTCAAAATTGCTTTTTAATGGAGAGACACAATGTCTAAAGCAAAACTTTCCCCAGTGGCACAAGCCATTTCTGCAACTACCCCAACCCCAGTGGTTGAAATAACATCCTTCAAGGATGCGGGTTATCAGTCTGCCTTGTCAGGCGAGCGCATGACGAATGTCGCATCATTCGTTATCAGCAAGTGTCCCGATTTTCTGAATTCGTATTCGGATGAGGTTGGCGCTGAGTTGAAATCAGGATGGGCGCTTCGTTGGCAAGAGTTGCACCCTGCCGTTGTTTACTCTGATGAGTGGACACCCAACCCTTCGGGTTTGCACAATGTCAGTCTGGCATATTGCTTGTCTTACAGTCAACAAGCCTTCGGTCAGATCAAGACTGATAACCCAGTCAAGCATGGCGTGATCAAGGGCATACGCGACGATTTCAGCAAGTATGTCAGCAACCGAATGTCAGACTTGAAACGCGCGGTGCGTAAAGAGTTGGACAAGGGAAAGGTCAGAGAGCGTATCCAAGCGAAAGTTTGGACAGACTTTGAGAAAGACACTTTCGACGGCATGAAAGCCCGATGCAAGACTGCACTGGCACGCAATGACGTGACTGCACCAACCGAAGTAAAACTTCGCATGGCAATCGATGCCTTCAAGACTGCGCTAAGCAAGTAACTTAGCAACCCTGCCCTGCCAGATCGAAAGGTCTGGCAGGGTTTTTTTTCGTCTCGACCCTACGAGACCAGTTACTTGTCGTCGCGTGTGTGAGCGTGCGTGTGCGTGGGCAAGGCTCTAACTTAGTCATTCAGGGGTTAGTGAAATTATTCCAATGTTCCAATGTAATTCCAACACAACTGGAACTGAGTTGGAATCTTGGAATTCCAAATCTGAAACTAGGGTTACTACCTAGAAATTCCACCTATTTGTAAAGTCGTTCCAAAATTGGAATCGAAATTGGAACCGCGCAAGTCCTTGTTTTATAAGGCTTTTTTGGCAAATCACGGCTAAAAATTCCAAAATTCCAGTTTGTGCGGAGGAGAGCCAAGGTTGTAGAGTTATTCACGTTCGCTTCTCTTCATCAGCTAGTGCAAAGCAACGCTTGTTTTAACTTTACTCCGTGGTTTAGTCAGTAGAAAACAACCTCCTCGTTCTCCGCACATCCCCTTGGAATTTTGGAATTTTGGAATTTGCACTTTTTACATCAGCACTCTTTTTTAAAAAAGAATACTATTATATCTATATATACTATATATAAGTATAGTTAGCCAAGTAAAAACCCATCCAAAAAAATTCCAACCATTTTCCAAATTCCAACGCCACTTTACAAAAGCCAAATAAATTCCAATCCAACCCCATCTCAAAATAGTTGACCCCGACATTTCTTGTAATCAGGTATACATGTTATAATGGAAGTTCGGTGGGTGATTAGACTCATCGAACCCCTGTTTAGTCATTCAGGGGGTAGTGAAAAAATTCTAGGAGAAAGCAATGAAAGTTCACTTTTTGGTCAATCCCACAAATCGGGAGCAACACCAATACCTGCCCCGCAAGATGCGTAAAGCATTGCGCGTTACAACCCCACGGACTGTGCGTCAGTCTGCCACGCAACTAGACGCTGACAAGGTGGTGAGCGATTGGTTAGCGATTCACGACCCGCTGAATGACAGAGACTATCTCTGCACAAACACAACTGACCCCGCATTCGACTTTGATGAGTTCAAGGACATAGACAATGAGTACGAGGGTTTAACCATAGTCAGTATGGGCAAAGACACACGTCGTTGGCTCAAAGGCTACAACATCCTGTAAACAACAAACAAAGGAACATTGTGCGAAAAACAAACTATTCAATTGGGAATGACTACATCGTCATCGAAGTGGATTATGACCTGTGGACTGTTGCACTCGCTGACAACCCCCCTGTATTTTGGTTTTGGAAGAACAAAGAAAAGAACCACATATGGGATAAGGTTGATACAAAGGATGTGCCAGCCTTGGTCTTGAACATGTATCACTTAGCAATTCAGGAGACCGTGAAATGAGACTATCAATCAAGCAGAAGAAACGTGGCGTAGTCAATGTATACGAGGTCAAGATGACTGTATATGTACACCATCAATCAGAAGTAGAAGCGAAGGGCTATCTGTACACCGCGATGGAGGATTGGGGGGCAAATGGAAACATGATTGCGGGTGTGAATTTCGATGGCGTTGAAGTATCCGATAAACGATTCTTTGTATCAAAGGTTATTTACCCTGAACAGTATGATATTTTGGAGGAAATGAAATGACACACAACATCAGCGAATTCGTGGTGCATGTCCGTGTAATGGATGTATATGGGAAACGAGTGGTCTATCCCGTATGCGACAAGGCGAAAGTATTTGCCTCTATTGCGGGTACAAAAACCATGACTGAAACAACTCTCAGGTGTATTCAGAAACTCGGGTACACATTACATGTGATACCGCAAGAGCCTTTAACACTAGACCTATGACTCAACAAAGTTGGGGTATATCCCTATGTTTATTTGTAAAGTTATGGTATAATGTAATTTGAGTGGGGAAGTTCTCTACTCAATAGTCTAAGTTAGTCATTCACGGTATCGTGAAAATTTTAGTAAGGAGTTAGTTATGGGACAGTTCAAGCAAATCCACACGATCTTGCAAGAGATCGCCAATGATGCCAATGTGCATCAGTCTGTGCGCGATGCAATGCGCAAGACTATCTCTTCACAATTACCTGACAAAGTATATCTACTTCTGTGCGATGGTGTTGTGACAGATGTGTTCACCAACAAAGAGACTGCCATGTATGACCTATATACATGCATCAAGGCAGATGCGGAGGAAGGCTTGCCGCATGAATGGCGAGTCATTGCCCGTCAGCTAAACACCTCAGTTCTGTGACACCTAGTTGTTCAGCCTGTGGTGAACCATTTTCTATTGCTCGCCAACTACATGGTTATACATTGTGTATGCCATGTGGCGAGTTACACGCGCGTTCTGTGAAACACACAATCGTGCCGATGCCCAAGTCCAACTACATAGTTGTGACTGATCGTTCCTTGTTACTTAACCTTAACTCATCTCATAAAGGGAGTCGTTGAAATGAACTTTGAATTACAACAACCGAGCCAAGTGATCTCACTTGCAACATCTGCGCTCATTGTTAACGTGGATGTGAACGTGTGGACTGCGACCAAGCAAGACCGCGCTATCTCTGACGAGGTTACATCCGCTAAGAATGCATCCTCTGAGGCAGGTAAGTTCACCAAGAACTTGCTCGCTAACTCGCCCGACCACAGAGCCCTCCTTAACTATCGGCAAACCGTCTATAACTGGCTTCAGCGTTGCACCTACGATTGGGCGGGAGCGATGCGCTTGTTGCCCATGATCAACCTTGAGAAGTTCAAGAAAGAATACGAGGGGCATGAGAAAGCCTTTGATGACTTGTTTAATAAGTTCATTGCGTCATACCCCACAATGGTCAGCGATGCGGCATTCAAGCAAGGCGACATGTTTAATCGTTCAGAGTACCCTGAACCACAAGAATTGCGAAGCCGATTCAAGATCAAGTTGTTCATAACGAAAGTCCCCGCGAATGACTTCAGGTCTAACATCAGCGAGGCTATCGCTGAAGACTTGATGCGCGGATACGAGAGGCAAGTGGGAGAGATCATCGATACAGTCATGCAAGATGCAAGCGAGCGACTTGTCCTTTTCGCTGAGCGCATCAGCAATGCATGCACAGAGAATACCGCCAATGAGGATGGCAAGGTCAAGCGCAAGAAGATTTACGACACAACCATCACACAAGCCAAGGAGTTGTGCGAGACCCTGAAGTCCTTTAACTTAACAAATAACAATGCATTGGAGGATGCTAGAGCTCGACTAGAGAACGCATTGGATGGCGTGACATGCGAGGAGTTGCGTGAGAGTTCGTATGCACGAAGCCAAGTAAAAGAAAGTGTGGATGACTTGTTGTCCAACTTCAAACCATTGAAAGCATTCGTATGACAGATTTAGAAATTGTATTGTTGATTGCTTTTGCAATCATGACAGTCATGTACTGGAGATCAGAGCGCAAGCGCATCTACATCTCTTGTGCATTGGTAGCAGTAGGTTTGAAAGAAGCCTACATCGAGGTCGATGAGGAAACAAAAACCTTTGAGATCAAAAAAGTAAGTCAGTAATCCCTGAAACATTAAATTGGAGAAAGCCATGTCGAAAGTAAACTTTTCATTGACCACATCTATCGATGAGACCAAGCAACTCATCAAGTCTATCGGTACAACAAATACTGTAATCGTTGTCTCTGAGCCTGGGGTTGGCAAATCAACCATCTTAGAAATGCTTAAGGCAGATATGGGTGAGGATGAGTACGACTACATCTATGTCGATTGCCCTGTGAAAGACATGATGGATATCGCGGCATCGATACCAAATCATCAGAGCAAGTCTCTTGAGTACTATGTCTCATCGTTGTTCAAGATGGGCAATGGCAAGAAGAAGGTGATCATGCTCGATGAGTTCATGAAGTCACCCAAGTTGATGCAGATCATTTATACCCGACTCATGTTGGAGCGTAGTGTGGGTGATTGGCAGTTACCAGAAGGTAGCTATGTGTTTGCAACAAGTAACAATGCAAGCGATGGTGTGGGCGATGGCATGTTGGCTCACGTTGGGAATCGTGTGTGCTTGGTCAGTATGCGTAAGCCAAACCATGATGAGTGGAATACATGGGCGAGTGCGAATGGCATTGCGCGACCCATTCGTGCGTGGGCGGCTATGAATACCAAGGCGTTCAAGTCTTACTTAGATCCCGATCAGCAAGACAACCCATATATCTTTAAACCATCATCAACTAACAAGTCCTTTGTGTCTCCTCGCTCATTGGCTAAGTGTTCTCCAATCGTCGAGAAGCGTAGTGAATACTCAGAGAATGCATTAACTGTTGCATTGGCGGGTACTGCTGGCGAGGCGTTCGCTAAGTCTATCGCGGCATTCATCTCACTTGAGGGTCGCCTGACTAAGTATGAGGACATCATCAAGAACCCCAAGACTATCAGCGTTCCTGACAATGTAAGCGCATTGGTCATGATGTTGTTCGAGGCAATCGACAAGTTAGATACTCAGGATACCCTGAACAAGTACATGGACTTTGTGAATCGTATTCCCCAAGAAGAAATCCAATCGATCTTTTTCACCATGATGATGCGAGCCAAGCCCAAGTTGGCGCGATACAACCAAGAGATCAACAAGTGGGCAACTGACAATCACCAACTCCTGTGAGGCAATTATGACTGAATATACAGACGAGGATAAAGCAGAACTTGCGCGGTTTGCAAACATGAGTGAAGAAGATCAGCAAGTAGCTTTGTTCGATTCACTTATGAATTTATTAACAGACGCAGTAGCAGACAACGACATGGTGATGATTAAAGCCTATGCGCGATTGGCAACTGAGTCATACAACAATTACATCAACCCATTGATGGAGGAAGAAGATGCTGACCAAGTGGGAGAAGTTTGAGCGAGTGTTATTCCTGATAGCACTCATCGTTTTACTGTTAGACGTTTATTACTGGAGACCATAATGATTACTGAAGAGCAACGAATCAAGAAGGGGCATATCGCCCTGATGAAACACCCCGAGACTGCATTGTGGGGTGGCGTGATGATGATGGGCGCAACTGAGGTGGTGGATGAAGCAATCACCGCCTACACGGATGGCATCAACAAGAAGTATGGCAGAACATTCTTACAGACTATCTGTCCAACACAAGCCGAGGTCAATGGACTCATCTTGCATGAGAACTTGCACATTGGATTGCGACACCATCTGCACGGAGCAGACATGTTCAAGGAGGATGGTGACAAAGCTAACAAGGCGGCTGACTATGTGGTAAATGACATGATCATGGAGATTAGCAAGAAGTATCCCGAGTTAGTTCAACTACCTAGAGGTGGACTGTATGACCCGCAGTATCACAACATGAGCATGCGTGAGATATACAAATTACTCAAGAGCAAGAAGGGTGGTGGCGGAGGTGGTGGTAAGCCTGACAAGGAAGGCGAGAAGGGTAGTGGTTCAGGGGGTGGTGAATACGAATTCGATAAGCATGACTTTGGCAAACCTATGACTCAAGAGGAAGCCAAGGAAATGGATGGCAAGATCGATAGAGCAATACGAGAAGGCGCACTCTTAGCGGGTCGCTTGGGTATTGATCTGCCCCGATCTGTCACCGACTTGCTCAACCCTGTCATCGACTGGAAGAAAGAGTTGGCTGACTTTGTAACATCATCATGCAAAGGCAAGGATGAGTACACATGGCGCAAGTTCAATAGGCGACTCATCTCCAATGATATCTATCTACCAACAGTAGAGAATGAAACTATTGGTGAGGTGGTAGTGGCGATAGATACTTCAGGTTCGATTGGACAAGAGCAACTTAATGCGTTCGCCTCAGAACTGGTCTCTATCTGTGAAGCAGTCTCGCCTGATGCGGTGCGCGTTTTGTGGTGGGACACCAAGGTACATGGTGAACAACTCTTTACGGATAACTATGACCAAATCGGTTCGATGTTGAAGCCTTTGGGTGGCGGGGGAACTAGAGTTTCATCTGTGGCTGAATACATAAACAAGAAGAAGATCAACGCTGAATGCGTATTGGTGTTCACCGATGGTTTTCTTGAGAGCGATGTGGTGTGGAATATATCTGCACCAACTTTGTGGATGGTTACGGAGAACAGAAATTGGACTCCTCCGACAGGCAAAAAAGTATTTATGGAGAATTGATCATGGCATTCTACGACATACAAAATGTTAGTTACAACGCACTCATTGAGTACGCAAAGACGGCAAAGCCATACAGGGATTCAAATGGCGCGTACAACTTAGGCGCAAGGCGATACTCTGACAGGCACTTCAGGCTCAGAGGTAATGTCGTTGACATTTACTATACCCATCCTGATATGTCCAAGAAGATTGTGGAGAAAGACAAGAACTTGGATACATGGAATTACAAGCGACACTTGCTGACGATACATCCTGACAACTCATTCGAGGTAGTTAACTTTTCAGGGCAAGGTGACTGTATGTTTATGTCACAAGCAACTCATGGGTACATCCATCAGGATGGTGGGCGTGGTGGTGTGGTGTATTACACCAACACAAAGATGCATCCAATATTCAAGGGATTGCGTATTGATCTGAAAACAGGAGAAGCAGTCACGCCATATAAGTTTTATAAGCGAGACATAGATAAGAAGAAAGCCAACGAAACACTCAAAGAGTTTGTAGAGTTTCAAACGATGGCGATGAAGTTCATTGAGCCAATGACACCGACAGGCATATTGGAGGTGTTCAAAGACTTGTATGAACAAGAGGGCGGTATTGACAGTCTCGATGAAGGACTGTTTGTTAAATTGGTGAGAGAGAAGAAGTATGTTGATGCCGCAATCGTGTTCTCTATCGCGGGTGAGGGTCATCACTACTACAGTCATCGTCACTTATTGAATACCATATTCAAATCTGAGGACACCGAGAACGCAATGCGACAGATCACAAGAGCATTCGATGGACACTATAAATTAACTCTCGACAGAAGAATCAAGGAGGACATAAGAGATATTGTTTTAGTGGGTTGTGACAATGCCGCAATCCTAAAAGAGTTACCTATCGGTGAGAAGTTCCCAACATCCAAGTGGGGCTACATCATCATCGACCAATGTGACAACCGATTCATTCGTATTTAACTAGGAGAAAGTAATCATGGAAATAGTATCTACATATGGCGATGCGTGGAAAGCCCATAGACTTCTGTCTAACAACAAATATTTGAATAAATTTGCGCAAGAGTTCTGCCATGAATTCGACACGCGAGTTAGTTTTGATGGGGATAACTTTTCCCACAGAAGTATTACGCTTGAGATGCCCAATGGCATGAGGATTGGTGATCTGAGCGTCAATACAAGCAACGGGAATCCTGTCTATGTTGCTGGCATGCCAAGCATCATCAGCAAAGATAGGTCTAGCAAATGGTCAGGTAGTGATGCACGAGACTCTGAAAAGCTACCCAATCTAATTCGCACCATTAAGAAGAACAACGAACAACCCACAGAAGCCAAGGTATTGGAGATGTTCAATAGCGCTATCTATCATGCAATAGCTGAGATAACAAACGAGAGAGAACCGCACATTGGTATTAGTGGGACTCAGGCATTGGATGCGTTGAAGGCTTTGTTGGGTATTGATGATATGTCTGTACATCAGCACATCCCTGACTATCAGAAGATATATGATAACTACATGAAGGCGGCTGAATCTGTCAAAGGCAGTCAAGCAACGGCAGACCGCTTCAAGCGTGGATGTACTATGATTTTCATAGAAGGTGAAAGGTACAAAAGTGATTCAGTAAACGGATACTATGTGGCAGACTTTGTGACCGCGATGAATCCAAATACTAACAAGCTTGGGTATCAATTTCAGACACCCCTGAAACGGTATGCTAGTCTGAAAGAAACTGAGCATGCACCGACTGTCGCAATGATTCGCTCATACATGGAAAGTCAGACTAGATATTTCGACAAAGATAATGAGATAGGTGTTAAATACACAGATCATTACTTTGAAGACATGGACTTCTCGGTAGGGCATTCAAACAACAAACTTGTAGTACTGTTGCCCAAGCATGCTCCATGATATCAACAGCGAACTAACACCTGTCGCTCATAGAACTCTTAGCGGAAGCAGTAGGGTAGCTATGTGGGTCAGAGACAATGAATACGCAGTTGTGGTAGCCAAGAACCATGTAAGAATATTCGATGAGAATACCTTGCCTGATCAGATCAAAGCTTTAATATCAATGATTCACGCATTCCCTCCTAATATACTGGAGGAGTGGGAGTCTGATAACACGACTGTATATATCAATCATCAAGACCTGAGA